ATTCTATTGGTTTTGGTTCTACCAACACAGTTATATCGTGTGCTAACACTTTTCACATGGCTATGAAAGACTTATCTAAGTTTAGACATACTATGAGTGCATCGCAAAGATTAAAGTTTGCTGTAGACGAGTTTGAAAAAGCTCTTGTTCTTGACGACAATCTTATGCTTACATATAAAGCTATGAACAGGGTTCCTCTTGATCAAACTATGATGGAATCTGTGATGAATAAAATATTCAAAGTAGATATGAATAGCAAAGCATCAGACAATTCTACACGTAAGAAAAACCAAATCAATGACTTTGGTAAAGCTTTGTCACACGAACTTGGAGCAAAAGGTAATACCCTGTGGGGATTATTTAACGCTGTAACCTATTATACTAATCACATTGATAATAAAGGTGAAGAAAATCTTATGACAGGTTCTGGTTATAAAAAGAACTTGATAGCTTTTAAAACCATTGAGGATAAATTAATGGAAAAAGGAATGTTAGTTGATTTACAAGAAGTATAATGGATATTAAAGAACACAAAGTAACTGTAGCAAACTACGATTGTTATTCAGAAAATGAATACGAATATGATGATTATATCTATGAAATGGTGGCTGCGCTAAAAAATATGAGTTGTAGCGTTTGGGATATAGAAGTCTCAAACGGCAACTGGCGCGGACAAACAGGATACATGACATCAAGTGATCCTGAAAAGATAGCACATGCATTGCTTATGCATGACGGAAACTGTCGCACAGAAGTGTGGATGGGCTATAATCATGGTGATGGACTCTCAGGAGTCTGTTACCACCATGATGCACCTACTGGATCTTGGTTTACAATTAAAATTAATGAAGATGAGTAAAATAGATGATTTAACAGAGAAAGTATATGTTAATGGTTGGAAGTTTGAGTTAGTTAAACAAAACGTGGACGATGTATTTTATCAATGTCGTGGTGCAGTAATGTACGATGACTATCACGATCAAGTACCAGAGCCAGAGCTTTGGGTAGCAGCAATGAAGTTAGAAACAATTTTAACCAAAGATGGTTATAATGTAGACGCTGATCACAGCGAAAAAGGTTGGGTTGAAGTAACTGTAAATTTATAATTATGAAATACTATAAAATAGAAGTTCAAAGAACATATACTACTGAAGTATATGTAAAATGTGAAGATGAGAAAATAGTTCAACGTATTTTAGACGCAACTCCAGATAGGAGAGATGACTGGGATGCAAAAACAAATTTATGGGATTACATTTTTGATGAAGAAATGCAACAATGCAATGTAACAGAAACAAATTGCTCTACTGTTGATGAATCATATCAAACAGAACATGAAATATATCTTTACGCACATAAAGCAACTGAATTTTTTGATTTAGATAACGAATTAAAAAAAACTAATGCCTAATTGGTGTTGGAATAATTTACAGGTAACGTGCACAGAAGAGCATGTTGCTGAACTACAAGATTTTGTAGAAAAATCCACAAGTATCAAAGATAAAGAGTTCTCTTTCGAGGGGACTTTGTTTCGTGGTGATCGTGAAGACTGGTACAACTGGTCTTTAGAAAACTGGGGATGTAAATGGGATGCGTGTGAACCATATATAAATGAATCAGAAGCACAATGTTTTAACGTTAGCTTTGATTCAGCATGGAGTCCGCCTTGCAATTGGATTCAAAACATTATGCACAAATATACAAACCTTGAGTTTGAACTTGAGTATGATGAGCCTGGCTGTTGTTTTGCTGGTATATTAACAGCACACAAAGCAGAAAACATTTTTATTGATGACTTTTACGACACGGATTCAGCATCAGAATGTTGTGAAGCAAAAGTGTTTTACGAAGATGATGAAGATTACACACTTGATTCACAAGAATTTCAATGTTCTAAATGCAAAGAAGAGTGTGAAACTATTATGGTAAAAGCTGATACTATTAAATAAAATTAATTAAATTTAACACCCCAAAATTATGAGATGCACGATGAATTGATAACATACGAGTTGGAAGCAGCTCTTTTAGGTAAACTTATAACTCATCCAGAACTTTACTATGAAAACGCACAGAAATTAAGTCTTAATTTATTTCAGGATCAGTTTCATAAAAGCGTATATGAAAAGTTTTTGACTATGCAAGCAGATCAAAAAGATATAGATTTAGTTTCTATGTCTGCTGCTTTGTCTTGCGATAGCAATCAAAGAGTTAGACTTACTAATATACTTACAAGTGAACAGCACTATGTAAGTTCTATTAAGTCTTGCGTTAATGAATTGCATGAGCTAAGTAAAAAAAGAAGCTTGCATACACTTATACTTGAAGCAAGTAATAAGTTTCACAACAACGAAGAAGCAGATGAAATTATATCTTATATGAATAAGATTAATGCAAAGCTTATGGTTGTTGAAGATGGTGATATAGCTGACATACACAATCAAATGAAATATTTTCTTAAAGATATTGATAAGAGAATAGCAACAGATGGTATTGTTGGTGTATCTACAGGATTTAATAGTCTTGACGAATTTACTGGCGGTTGGCAGGAAACAGATCTTGTTATCATTGGTGCAGCGTCATCAATGGGTAAAACAAGTTTAGCTTTAAATCTTGCTTATAACGCAGTAAATTTAGCTGGAGTACCAGCATTAATATTTAGTTACGAAATGTCTGTTAATCAGCTTATAATGCGTCTTGTGGCGCTTGAGTCTGAAATACCTATTAGGTGGATACAGAATGGACAGCTTAATGATGAGGATTTAAAAAGAATCCAAAACACAGCTAGTAACATTATGGATAAATCCATATACATTGACGAGTGTAAACAAACGTCTTTGAATTATTTATTATCTAAAACTAGACAGTATGTACATAGCTGCGGTATTAAGCTTGTGTTTGTTGACTACCTTCAACTTGTCACAGCAAGTACAGGATCAAAAGGAACTAGAGAACAAGAAGTCTCCAAAGTTGCTAGAGCACTTAAAAACTTGGCAAAAGAACTAAACATTACTGTTGTTGCGTTATCGCAACTAAACAGAGGTGTTGGTTACAGAGCTGAAAGTAAACCTACTTTATCTGATCTTAGAGAATCAGGCGAAATAGAACAGGCTGCTGATGTTGTTGCGTTAGTATACAGGCCTGAGTATTACGGTATAAATACCGATGAAAACGGTGAATCTACAGAAGGTCTTGCGCAAATTATATTTGCCAAAGGACGTAACATTGGTGTAGGAACCGTTAACCTTAAATTTATCAGCGAATTGACTAAATTTAGAGAAAATACTTTAGATTTTTAAAGTAATTTTTAGTAATTTAGCTCATGTCTGAAAACACAAAACTAAGGAAAATAATTACAGAAATTGCACTTGATTTAGGATTAGATAAGAAACTAGTTAGGCGAATACTTATATCAGTATTTAAAGAAATTGGTTTTGCTATCATACTAAGAGGTCGTCCTGTTATGTTCAGGAAATTTCTGAAAATTGTATTTGCAATACGTGCTGGTAAAAAAACACACGAAATGTTTAATAAATATGAAACACGAAAGAAATGACAAAATTAAAAACAGTTAACATTAAAGGTAAAGAATACGTTGAGGTTAACGAAAGATTAAAACACTTTAGATCAACATTTAAAGGCTGGTGTTTAACATCAGACATAGTAGATTTATCTGAAACTCGTTGTGTAATCAAAGCTACAATCTTTGATGAAAACGGAAACATACGTGCGACTGGTCATGCGTATGAAAAAGAAGGTTCTTCCTTTATTAACAAAACAAGTTTTGTAGAAAACTGTGAAACATCAGCTTGGGGACGTGCTCTTGCTAACCTAGGTATTGGTTTAGATACATCAGTTGCATCTTATGAAGAGGTTGCTAATGCTGTTAATCAACAAGCCGATGCACCAAAAGCAAAACCAAAGCTTGATGAAACTAAATTTAACAATATGCTTAAAGCTATTGAACAAGGTAAAGGTGACGCTGTAAAAAGTAAACTTTCACAATACGACATACCAGAACATATGTTGACAGTAATAAACGAAAATTTAAAATCAAAGTAATATGAGTAATATAGTAGCATTCAACTTAGCTTCTTGCAAGGCAGGAAAAACTAACATTACAAAAGAATCTAAATGGCTTAAAGAAGGCGCACATAGATGTCAAGTTTTAAGTCTTACTAACTCTAAAGATAGAGACGGTTATAATGGAGCTCCATATTTAGAGTATGAAGTTGTTAATGAACGTGGAGAATCAGGTAGAGCAAAGTTTTGGGTAGTTAGAGATACTGACTCACCTAAATCAGCAGAATGGAAAACAAGTACATTACACGAGTTTCTTGTAAACTGTGGTGTAGCTGTCTTTACAGATGATGCTAATGCTATACAAGAACCAATTGGATCTTGGGTTAACATTTGCTTTACTTACGAAGAGTATATGACTCTTAAAGACGGACAACCAGTTAAAAGAAAAGCTATACGTTATAGATGGTCAAGTCAAGACGGAGGTAAAATTAAGTATGATGCTAAATACAACAAACCTATTTCACCTTTAGACGAAGAAACGTACATCAAAGAAAACTCAGCAACAGCTATAAAAGCTACTATTGATGACGATGGTGATTTACCGTTTTAAATAAAATCTGTATTTTTGGGGACTAAACATCCCCAACTATATGGAAATATTCATACCAGGCAATGTGCCTTCAAGTAAAAACTCTAAAAGATGGACAGGTAAAATGTTGATCAATTCTAAAACAGTTATGAGGTATATTAAATCTAGTCAAACTGACTACATTATTAATAAACCTAAGTTTAAAGAAATGTGTCAAGATAAAACTTTTCCTGTTACTGTATCTTTTAAGTTTATAAGAGGAAGTAAACATAAATTTGATTATATAAATCCAGCACAAACAGTACAAGATCTTATGGTTAAAAACTTCTGGATAGAAGATGATAACTGTGATTTTATGATACCTTGTTTTGAGCAATTTGAATATGACAAAGAAAATCCTGGCGTAATTATAAAATTATTATGAATGTATTAAATGAATTTATGGATGTTTATTTAGCTTCTATAAATATTGATAAAAAACTTTTTAAATCTAAATCTAGAATAAGACATCTATCTGATGCTCGTATGATATATTGTACAGTAGCTAGATTAGCTGGTAATTTTGGATTAAGAGAAATTGCTGATACAATTAACAGAGATCATGCAACAGTTATACATGCTGTAAAAAATTATAAGGCTTTAAGTGGAATTGATAAACTTTTTGTAGAAAAATACAATAAAGCAACTCATTTATTTAATCTTATAAATCCTAGTCACGACTACCCACAACATATACACTCTATTATTGATACTATGTGTTTGTCGAACAACAAGTTAAGAAAACTAATAGCAATAAAAGACGCTAGAATTTCTATAAACGAAGATGAAATATTATCTTTGAAAAATAAAATTAACAATTATAAATTAGAATTTGATGGAAACAACTAAAACAAAGAAGAAAGTAAACATTGATGGTAAACAACAAAAAGTAGATCACAATGTGTATTTGGTATTACAAAACCTTACAGAAGCTTTAAAGCAACACGAGATTGCTCTTATGACTTGGGTACATAAAGTATACAATGCAAAGAAAAAGCATAACGAAGAAGAGAAAATGCTGCACGATTATTGTATGCAAATACCAGATGCAGCAGGAATACTAACTAGAATGAAAGCTATAGATGAAGAAGTTAAGTCAAAAACAACTAATGGAAGCGGAGATAAAACTACAGATGGAGAAAGTAACTCTCCTTCTGATAGCTAAAAACAAAGCTTACGGAAACTCAGCTACGCAACCAGCAAATATATTTTCTAAAGGTAATGCTGTAGATAGTATTTGCGCACGTATTGACGATAAGTTAATGCGAATTAAAAATAAAGGAATCAACGAAAACACTTTAGATACTGTAGATGATCTTATTGGATATTTATGTTTGCTTAAAATAGCAATTAATAAATAATATAATTATCTTTGTAACACTTCTAGGGCAGTTCTGCCCTTGTGTTTTCATAGTTTTAGTTAGATGTCAGGATCCCAATTTATTGGGATTTTGACTCTAATTACTATATCTTATGAAACCAATAGAATACTGGCAAATAGACAAAATAGAAATAATATTAGAATTGTGTCCTTATGACGAAGACTACAAATCACATATTATAAATACATTACCTGAAACTAAAGAGGAAGCTAATGAACTTTACAACAAGCTATGGCTTGATCATATACCGCGTGATCCTAGAGATCAATTTAATAAAATGATTAGTATGAAAACATTAATAAAAACAGACTTTAAATACGAATACGTTTGTAATGATTGTGAAGAAAACTGGATAAGCAGCACAAAAAATACTCTTTGCACTTGCTGTTTAAGCCCTAATATTAAAGAAATTACAAATGAGTAGAATAGAAGAAGAGCAAACAATAGATTTAGCTTTAGCAATAGCTATGTTTAGATGTTTTCATGAACAGCTTTACAACCTTAAAGGTGTACATTCACAAATGCTAAAAAAAAAGTTTAATAAACTTATTAATATTGCTAGACAATACGAAGATGAAATAATTAAATCAACTGATAGTGTTGATGAAATTGATATTATTTACGATGAACTAATGGACGTAGTTGTAGCTATGAAAAAAACAATAATAAAAGAAACTAAAGATGAGTAAAAATACAATTGTATTTGAAGGCGGTATAGATAACATCAGAACTCTTGCTGATAACTCCGTTAGGGTATCATTGGGAACACCTGAGTTAACGCCTGAGACAGTAGGAAATATGTATGGTATGCTAAAACAACCTGGTTATGTTGTTATATCTACCATGCCTATATCACAAAAACAACTAGACGCTGTTGAAGGAGCTACGGTTGATAGAGAATTTGAAAACAAAACACCTTCACAAAGGATGCGTAACGTTCTTTATGTTTTATGGGAGCAACAGCAACCAAAAGAAACAAGCCCAGAAGGTAAAACTACTTATGTAGATTTTGATTTATTTTATAAAAGAAAAATGACTGAATTAATAACTTTTATTAAAAATAAATTATCATAATTAAGTAATTGTTATATTAGCAAAGTGACTGGATCACTTTAACTTCAGAAGTTCTTAGTGCTATCATCGGTTTGATAGTACGAACATAATTTTATTATGAATGACTTTTTTTTAGTTATTAGTTTTAAGATTAGTTCAATTTGGGAGTTAAAGCCTGGGGAGTAATCCCTGGGCAATAACTAAAAATACTATGAAAACAATATGAATCATCCTAAAGATAAAATAATAAAAGTTACATATGACTACCAAGAATACGATATGTTTGAAATGTATTTTGGATTCAAAAGTGATAAATTAGAAATAAAACGAGATAGATCAAATCGTGATCGTTATGGATCTAAAGCTAAAAAATTATTAAAACAAGAGAATGAAAAAAGAAACACACAAATTACTTAAAAAAGCACATTTAATTATTAATAGTGCAACTGGTACTGATATAAATAAAACAACACTAGAAAACGCAAAACGTGAAGCTAGAAAAGTTTATAAAAAGATCAAAGATGTTGATCCAATAATATATAATGTAATTGAACCAGAAATTGGAGAATAATATAATAGTAGTTTGGCCTTGTAGTTTAGTTGTTATCTGGCCTAGTTAACCTCAACATTATAGTTCAACTTAGCTTGAACACCATTAAACTTACTCCATACAAATGCAGAGGCTCTCTTTGTATTTCCTACAAATCCTTTAGTATCATGCCATTCATCTGTAGCCGTCATAGATGATAAATTTCTTACAGTTAATCCATTTAGTTCTTCTACAGCTTGAAGCTTATATGCTTTATTAGTGTGTAAGTGTCCTCTATGTACTTCTACATGTCTTACACTACTCCATATATCTCTATATCTTTGAGAGACAATTCCAGGTAAATTATTTATTTTAGCTCCATCACCATGATCATTTATGATTAAACATGTACCATATTGGTACGCTTTCATCATAGATGCAGAGTTATCTACTGTTACATTACCATTATTTTCGTAACATACTTCTAACGCATCACCAATATGCATCATAGATTCTTTATCATGGTTACCTGGTATTACTACTACATGAACCTCACTAACATCCAACAACATATTAATACACTCTACTAATAACTTTCTACCACTTCTATACATTTCTATATGTGAATCAGTATTTGATTGTGGTGTACCTTTAGTTGTACTAGCAATAGGAAAGTCTCCATCAGAGTTTAAAAAATCATTACCTACTACAAACAATATTTTATCTATATAAAATCCACTCGCACGTTTAACCAGATGCTCCAAAGCTTTTAACATTCTGTTTCTAGCTATATCTAAACTATACCTATCCCCTTTTATCCCTATTTTACCTAAATGTAGGTCGCAAGCATTAATTTCTAATAGGTGTGGATCATCATCTTTATAACTAGACGGTCTAATTACTTGTCTAGGTACTGAATTAAAAAGAGGAATTAAGTCTTGAACTAATTCCTCTCTTATCTTTTGTATATTCATTGTAGGATCAATACGCTTTAACCAAGCTTTTGTCCTATACATTGGTACTGTTATAGGTTTTTTAGCTTTATCAAAGCCTGTAACCTCATAAGTTCCTATATCGTACTTATCTACTTCCCAAACTTCTAAGTCTACGTTACAAGCTTTTAAAAGATCATCTAACGACTTAACTCTTTTACTGTCTTCACAAGTTATTATAGCACCATCTTTGTTTTCTTCAAAATTAGTTGTTTGTTTTGAATTTGGTGGATTTATTTGTTGTCTTAGTCTTCTAGCTAATGCTCTAACACTTTCTGCGCTTACGTCAAACAACTTTGCTGTATGATCATAATTAGAGTTTAACAACTCAGGATTAGCTAAAAGATATTTTTTTATAGCCTTTGTATGTTCTTTGTTATTCATTAAGTAAAAAGTTTTTCGTTCTCATATTTTGGTCCATAACCATGTTGAGATTTTAATTTAACATGAATTGGTATCAATATTAAATTCTTTTTCTTATTTCCTAACCTATTTATAACTTTTTTTATTAACATATCATTGTTAATAATGTCATTAGATGTCCAACCTTTACAGATAACATCTTTTACTATAACTTGATTTTTTTTCTTAGGATGTTCTAGAGTCCAATCTGTCATCCAGATAGGTAATTTGTTATTCATTATTTTATAATAGTAAGATCTACAGTACCAATATCAGTTGCTTTATGTGCGTAAAGATATATAGTTTTCTTTTTGGATGCGATTTTAACATCTCCTAAATGAGCAGCATTTCTTAATGATGCTTGATTACTCGTTACTTCATCTGAAGATAAGGTGGTATTAGCTCTTAAATCATATTGATGTAATAGATATACAGTATTTGGATTGTTTTCTAAAAGTTGATTTCTATTAACTCCATATTCTTTATCTAAATCAAAAGTTGATAACAATATATTTACTCTAGCTAATTCTGTTGTATTTCTATTTATAATTAAAACATCTTGTAATTTTGCATTTACACTACTATCAAATATTTTAATATATCTATCAGAACTTGTATTAGTTAAAAATGGTAAATTTTTTACAACTGATATATCACTGTCTTCTATTTCTTGTTGCGCTACAGTTGTAACATTTGAAGATGTAGTTCTAGGTGTATTTACACTTGAAGTAGGTCTATAAGGTTTAGAGCTTAAATTAGGCTGAAAACTTTGTTGTAAAAATTGATCTGTAGATTTTTTTTCTAACTCTTTTTTTTGAGTTGAAGTAATAGTTTTTTTAGATTTAGCTTCATTTATAGAAGATCTATATTTGGTCATAGTCAGTATACTTAATAGTTACTTCTTGTCCTTTTTCAATTGCTCTTGCAATATTAGGATAGATGCGTTTATAAGCATTATTACTTTTACCTACAAATCCATCTTTTAAAATAATATTATTTTCTTGTGAATCTCCAACAATTAAACATCCAGCAGTATGCTCATCAGTATTTCCAGTATGTATAAGAATATACTCAAAATTAGGAACATCAACGATATGAAGCATACCAATGTGTAAAGCACCGTATTTTTTAATATATCTACTATGAAATCCACCTTCTTTTCTAAGTTGTATGTTATACGTTCCAGCAGGTATTCTTGTTTCACCTTTAACTTTTAAAGCTCTAGCTTCATCTTCTAGTGTATAACAAATAAATCTTCTGCCTATGTCTGTAAGCTCAAAAAGCAGACCGTGTGTACAATCTGCTTGTGAGCTAAACCTTAATACCTCCAAACGCATTAGTCGTCAGTATTAATACCTGTATTAGGGCCATCGCAAAGTAAAAACTGTACTTTTTGTGCAGCAGTTGTAGCGGCTAATTGAATATCAGTAGATGCATCACCAGCACCGTCAATGTGAACTGGAGCAAACATAAACTCACCTGGTTTTAAATTTGCAATAATATCACCGTCTGGCTTTACAGCTACAGGATAATCTGTATCTACATTTTTAATAAAAGTAAATATTAAATCTTTATGATGTCTTGGTAAATTTAATAAAGTATCACTTGTTCCATTAGTTAAAATTTCACCTGTGCTTATTGCACCAGAACTAGTGTCTGATAATGTTGTAAAACTAGGACTAAAAGTAAATACTACTGATCCAGTACTATCTGTTAAAGTAAAATTACCTGATACGCTTACGCTTGTTGCTTGAGTTGCCATTTATATATATTGTTAAATTATGCTTCAATTTCTACAGCAAAATACTCTGCTGTCACTGTACCACCTAAACCTCTAGCTGTTGTAGTACCTGTTCCACGAATTATAGTAAATAAAAATTCACCTGGCTTTAATACACCTATTAAGTCGTTACCACTTGAAGCTCCTTCATAAACTTCAACTTTGTTAGTATCGTCCATGTTTCTAACATAAAGTATTCTACCAACTCCAGGTGCAGCCATAATAGTTGCATCAGCATCTGTTGCACAATCAATTCTTCCTGATGCAATTTGATCTACTCCAGTTATATTAATTGTAGTTGAACCACTCATGCTAGAAGTATAACCTGAAGCTGAAGTAGCACTCATGGTTAAAGATCCGTTAAATGTATAATTTTGTGCCATTTTATTTATTTTTTACAAATATAGTTTAAATATTAATAATTTCCTATATTACTATTTGTGTTGTTTATAGTAACATCTTCTTGAAATCCTGATGAAGCAGTAGATGCTTGACCGTGTGTAGAACCTCCCATATAGCCAACAACACCATTGTATAAATGAGTATGATAACCAACAAGGTTATTTTGTGCAGCATAATCTATAGCTTCTGCTACTGTACTATACAAAGGAACGCCATCTATTGTTGTTAATTGTGCCATTATAATAATTCTTTTAATTTAGAACATTTTTCATATTCTTCTGTTAATATAAAATACTCAATCATACTATCTATAGTATCATCCCAATAATCATCTTGCTCCATTTTTTCTGGATCAAAAGCTAAATATATTGGTTGATTAGGTTGTTTATCTATTAACTGATCTATAGTAGCATAATCTATAATTATATCATAAGCATTATTCATTGCTAATTCTAAGTCTTTATCCATGTTGTTCGTTTAATCGTGACATTCTTGCTCCACAACAACACATATTTTTGTCAGCCATTTGACCTCTATAGCTACCACCATGTCCATATTTACTAACTCTACCTTTAGTATTCTTTTCTTTTTTAGCTTTAGCTTTATCAGCAGGACTGAGTTGGCTCCAAGTTTTAGGTGTGTCTTTAGATATTTTTTTAGTAGGTCTAAAAGTGTTTTCTCCTTTACTGTAATCTTTATTACCCTTAGGAGTTCTCCAATCTTCTTTAAACCATCTTTTAAGCGCAGCACCTTTAGCTGTTTTACGAACAGCCATAATTAATCTAATTGTTTAAGATAGCCTCCACTTTGATATTTCATACCTTTATTAGCCTTAGGCTTAGAGTGTCCATATCCTTTCTTTTTTAAATCTAAATGATCTTGCATAGTATTAGCCATTACACCTTTACCATCTTTAGCATACATCATATGTTTTTTAAAGCCTTTTTTCATAATATATTAATCTAATTGTTTATACATACCTCCAACAAAATATTTCATTCCTTCAGAAGCTTTCTTTTTACTTTTATTTCCCCAATTAGCTACTCCTACTTTACGACATTTAGCCATTGCACCACTTCTATAAGCTGATGTTTTTGGTCCATATCTTGATACTACTTTATTATAACACGCGTCTTTTGGCATAATTAATCTAGTTGCTGAAATCTACCACCCTGATCGTGACAATTCCATTTTTTTAAACTTAAGCTTAATCTATCTTTACCAGTATTGTTACTTGGTTTTTGTCTTTTACGCATTCCTTTCATTCTTGCACAAAAAGATGCTTTTCTTTTTTTTGCTTTACCTTTCGGTTTTTTAGCAGTAACAGGCCTACCTACTCCAGCACTTTTAGATCCAGCAGCAGTTAGTCCACCAGTTGGACTTTTTCCTTCTTTTCTTTGCCACAAAGGTGTCTTTGCCATATTACTTAGTTTCTTTATTGTTTTTATTTGAGCTACCACCAAAGAAAAAATCTACAATAGTATTTACTTTAGCACTCATTGCACCAAAGATAGTTGAAATAAAACTAATTTCAAATTCTCCTAAGTTAATATCACCTAAAATAAAATGATTAAACATTACAAAACTAATACCAAAGTATGCTACAGTAAATAAAATAGCCAATGCTTTCTGTATAATAGCATCATCTTTATATAAGTCTCTTGCATCTTTTCTGTCTTCAACTTCTTTAGCAAATGCTTCACGTTCTGCATCCAATAAAATTTTCTGTATAGCTAATTTAGCTTCATCTCTTTCTTTATCAGTAGTAATAACTTTATCTAATATGCCTTCTGCGTTGTCTAGTACCTTGCCAAACAAACCGCCTAATAAATTATTAAGAGCCACAGTTTTCGCAATCTTCTTGATTAGTAATATTACAAATAGGTTGATCTAATTTTTCTAAAGACTCTGTCCAAGCTTTAAAAAATTCATCCGTACCAGTATGATCTTGTGTAATACAAATACAATTTTCTGCTTCACAATTAGGCTTACCACAATGTATTTGTTTTTTATTCTCGTCCATTATTGTATAATTATTTTTGTTGTTAAATTTAAATCTTCTTTATTTATTTTAATTAAATAAAAACCTTGTTCAAGTTTTATGCTAAAAACGTTATTAGATTCTAATACTAATTTACCTACAGCATCGTATACTTTAATATTTATTTTTGATGCAAAATTAACTACACCTTTAGACGGATTAGGATAAGGTAAGATTCCCATTCTTTCAAACATTGCTATATCTGTAGGACCAGTCCATCCATCTGCACAATATGCATATAATCCATCACATCCATCATCCCACGTTGTGTTAC